TGGGAAATGTTATTGCTATTCGCGCCGCCTATTCCACCAGCCACCGTATCACCCATAAAAAAGCGGTCGTCAGTCAGGTTCGGCAAATACCTGCCTGCCCCATTAAATATCCCGCTGTCTGCATCATTCAAGGCTGCGCCGTTGCAGACATACCACCCACTCGGATTCAGAAGGGCATTGACGGCGGCAACAGTGTTTGCAGACACCATCCGGTAGGTGAACCCGCCATTGCTGCTATTGGTAAAATAACCTGGAACGTAGGCAACGATTGAACCGACCGGGGCAAAACCGAACTCAAGATTGCGCGACAGATATGCGGAATGCAGCTTCTTAAAATCATCAGTCGTTGTCCCGGACCCATGCACAACAAGAGCCGCTTCCAGTGTTGCCGCAGTAACCGGCATGGTGATCTTGTGCGCGTCGCTGGCCTTGATCGCTAATGCCTTCTGATAGCCGCCAAACGTCTTTTCGTACGCCCTGCCGGCCGTGGATGGAGTGTGCGGGACCTCCGTAGAATCACCGATGATGAACGTGTCGCTGTTCAGTTCGTGCTCGATGATTTTGACTATTTCCTCAAGCCCGTTCTTGTTCCTGATCTTCAAGAGCATGTAGTCAGTCGAATCCGCGGCTATCTCGGGGCATTGGCTCCCTTGTCCCGCTATGACCGAAAAGCTGGTGTCGTCAGCCGCGAGGTCTGCCGCAAGCTGCATGTTCACGTTATTTGCAAATAGGATGCCCATTACTGATTCTCCTGTTTCCTGTTCGGGTTGTAGGTCTTCATGACCAGATCCTTCCGGCCTATTTCCATGACACAGGCGTTGTAATATCCAACGGCCTGCTGGAGAGCCAGGGCGTCCGTTTCGAGCCGCAGTGTTTCATAGAGCGCGAACATCTTCATGGGGTTGGAGAAGATGTCGCTGAGGGTGATCGCCGAGTCCGTGCTTGCGATGTCCGTAGGATTCGCGGAGTACGGGCCTTTCACATACCCCTGATCGCTTGCAGGCTGTGGAGGGTAGACATAGAAATGGGAAGGGTCTTTCTCGTTGAACATGAAATACTGCACGATTGACGATGCCGTTGCCGTGGTCCAGTCGGGAATGAGGGATGTCAGATCTTCGATAGTGATTATTCTGATCGGTGCGCCTATCGTCAGACCGTCCGTTCCCATGTTGAAGTCCAGGCTCACAAGCTCGTTGCCGCCCGCTGGAATGGACTGCACCACGCCCGCCGAAAGCTTGAAGGCATCATTGACCACGTTTGCCTTGGGAACATGCTGAACGATGAACCGCTGCGCGTTGTTCAATTTTGTCAAAAAACTCTTGTCGCTCCACCTGTACGGCACAACAGTGTCGAAGAGTACTTCCCTCATCTCGGAGATGAGCGCAGATGCGAGTATGGTTCCCATTATGCAGATGCCCCGCTGGCGGCCTTGGTAAGGCCGAGTCTCTTCCTGTTCGCCGCTCTGTTCCTGTATGCCTGGTATCGCTTGGTGTAGTACGTCGCAAGCTCACCATTGGCCCATTGCTGCCCCGCCATGCCGAACAGCATCCCTCTCGCCCCGTCCGCGATCACTTCCAGGTAGTCCTCGTAAATGAAGTCCTCTATCGTGGTTGCATCCAGGGTGGGCTTGAGAGCCACCCAGACGGACAGTCCCTTGACCGTGAAGGTGGCCGATGCGTCCGCTGTTCCCTCATCCGTCACGCCACCCTCAACCGTCAGGAGAACATCGGTTGCGGACGTGATCTTGAAATTCCTGTCGTTCGATGTCGTGCCTGATACGGTCACGGTATGGCCCGAGGTGAGGCCGTTCGTGGTGAATCCGCCAGCCGTGCTTGCTATGGTGTTCGTGGTCGCGTCGAATGTGAGGTCCGAAAGCGTAAAATGTGCCGTGGAGTCCTCGTTCGGCATATAGACGAGCCGGATGGTCCGGTCATGATCCATGAGGTAGTGGGTAGGTGTAACCGCCGTTTTGTCCCGCCAGCCCGAATCCTTCTCGTCAAGGATGCGCTCTGAAATGGGGAGTATCGGTGTATTGTCGATCTCCGCGTGAGTTATCCCCACGATATCCCCATTCGCGGATGTAAGCGCATACTCGCTGGTGTAGGCCACGAGCTCGATGACGGGCAACTTTTCGGTCCAGATCTTCGTGTGTTCGCAAAAGTCGCGCAGGATATCGAGGACCGTCTCGTCGATGATGGAGGCGGGGCATTTCGATACGTTCCGAAGTATCCGTGGCCGCCATGAGCTTATGTTTGTCGCCATCGGTTATTCCTGGTTCTCCGGTAGCGTTTCCGGGTCAACGTCGTGGCCGTGTTTCGCCACAATCGCCTTGGTCTTCCTGGTGCCGGTTGCCTTCGCCTGGAGGTACTCCGCTTCCGTCGCCTCGCCCAAGATGTCGTAGGGATACTTCTTGATGCGGCCCACTATCTTCCTTGGCTGGTTCGGAAGCTGCCTGAAGTGCGGATAAGTGGCGTGGTCCGCGCACTCCCTGTACCTGTCGGGGATGATGACTTCCTTCTCCCGGGCAATGATGAGCGTTTCGCCGTTTACCGATAACATCACGTCCTCGGGGTCGTTCGGGGATGCCTTGCTCTGAAATCTCACCCGCCAGAACTTCTCGGGCTGTGCCGCAAAGCCGCCGTCTACCGTGACGATACTAAAGGACTTGATGCCCTTGCCGTTCATGGCCACCGTCGCCGCCTTTCTGGATGCGAAGGGCTTGCCGTCCTTGCCGACTATCAAACCGGGATACAAATCCTGAACCTCTCTTGCCGCCGCTGTTTCACTCATTTCGATTCTCTCCTTTTGCTTGGCCTTCCAAGAGACTCATGGGATTCTGTTATGAGCAGGGCCTAGTTGTCGTAGGTGCCTGCCTCGAAGCAGCACAATGCGTCGTTGGCGTTGACCGTGGTATCGCTGATGAGGAAGCCCGCAGGCGTGATCTCACCGGCCACCATGGGCTTGTAGTCGTACATGCCGCCGATGTACTGAACCTCGCCGGAGGGAACCCCGGTCGCGTTCAGGGTGACCGTGCCCGCGCTCAGAGCGGTGATGGTGTACCACTTGCCGTCGATGCAGATCGGGGAGCCTTCACCGATGTAGGTGCCGATCACGTCCGCGTTGAAATGGCCGTTGTACGCGCTGTCGAGGGTCCACTTGTTGATGGTGGAGCCAACAGCGTCGCCCACGATTCCGAGGTCGGAATTGGTGACGTAGCGATAATCCCTGGCATCCCTCTTGAGGTACACGCCTTCGCCGTAGGCGGTGTTCCCTGCGGTCGTGGCGGTGAGGGTCTCGCCGCCGTAGTACCGGGCAATACCCGCGCCCACCAGATTGGCCGCGAAGGTGGACGTTGCCAGCTCCACGCCTTCCTGGATCTCCACGGAGCGCATGTTCTTGTTCCACTCAAGCTGCAATGCCTGAGTGCCTTCGCAGTTCCATACCTTGACGAAATCCGGCACGAACCCGCAGCAGATATAAACCGCTGCCCCGGTCCCGTTGAATGTTCCGCCTATTCTCATGATCTTATCTCCTTGTCCTTGCTTGATTAGTCAGTGGGCCGTGCGGTAGCGCAGCACTCAAGACGCGCGATCCATGCCTCGTTGAGGATTGCCGCCGTCTGGTACGTCTTCCAGCTCACCCATCCGATCTGTCCGAGGGGATCTCCCGCCGCCGGCTTCGGATTGACAACCGCCGGAGTAACCGCATTGAAGCCCTGGAGAGGCACGATGCCATATGCGTCACGCGCAACGCAGAGCAGGTAGTACACGTCCGGGTAGTCTGGGCTGGATACCTCTACGCCGCCGGAGAGGTAATCTGTCCCGCTTGCGCTGGTTGCCGCCTTAAGCCACGGCTCGAACATCGGGGTCAGGATGATTCTGAACTGCTCGACGCTGCCGATCTCACCGGGGAGCGCCTTGGTGCTGTCCGCGTAATTCTTGACCGGGATGAAACCGGGAATGTTCCGGATGTCCGCGTCCAGGTCGGTGTGGCCCATGCAGAAGTAGGAAGGCATGACCGGCTCGGTGCTGATCTTCGCGGAAGCCGCGATGATCTGGGAAATCTCCCTGGCCTTGTTGTTCTTGAAGTAGCGGTAGATGAGCCGGAAATCGCCACGGGTGGGAGGGCTGTTAACGGTTGCCCTGGAGGTCGCGCCGTTGGCATAGAACACGTTGGTGCCCGCCTTGAGGATGTTGATGCGGATGGTTTCGATGGTTTCCGCAGCGCACTCACCGGCGAGGTCGGCCATCTCCTGAAGAACCTTGTCCTCGTGAGTGTCAAGGATGACATCGGTCAATTTGTAGGCGTCGCCGTACTGTTCGAGAGTTGCCGTGATGTCGGTGTAGGTGAGCTTCTGACCGGCGGGAGGGATGCCCTCTGCGAGAGGCTGAATGGCGCGGGGGAAGGAATTGTACCTGCGCCACTTGCAGCTTTTGGTCTTGTTTTTCTGCTGAGGGTCTACCTGGCCGAACCGCTCAACGACCATGAGGTGCTGTCCGCGCTCAAGCAGTCTGGCCTTTACCGCACCGGCTGTCCGAGGGCTGATATCACCGTAGGTGGTTACATTTGCTGGAATTCCCATAGTCCTTGTCTCCTTTTCTGTTGTCTTCGAGTCTCAAGGACTTCTGGGTTATTTTTTGTTCGGCCCTTTTCAGGGCCGCTCGTTCACAATCTCTCAAATCGGCAGAGCCGCTTACACCTCGGGCATTTCTGCTCTATCTTGCCGCCTTCGCCAAGGTCGCCCTTGGCAAAGAGCTTATTACAAAAAGGGCAGCGAAATTCCCTGGCCTCGTCCACCTCAATGAACGATGCCTCGCTTTCGTTATCGCTGTAATGATGCAAGTCCTTCATCGAATCCCGCCTCTTCATCATTCATATCGTTTTTTGCATCGGTTTTTTGAGTGCTCGGCTTCGATCTCATGCCCGCACTGTAAAGCCTGTCCTTCTTTTTCTTCTCTTCGCGCTGCTTGTCGTCGTGCTCCTTGGCCATCTTCTTCGCCTGCGCTTCCTTGTAGAAGTCGATGACGGCAATAGCGTCCTGCGCGTCCCAGGTGCAGCTAAGGGCCTGGATGGACTTGGGCTGCTTCTCTATCCATTCCGTGAACTCCTTGGACTTCGCGATTGTCTTCGCGTCCGCGTGGGCATCCCGCACCTCATCCCAGAATGACAGTCTGGTCATTCTCTCTTCGAGCGGAGCAACCTTCTTGTCGATATCCTCAGCCTTGACGAACTCTCCCTCGGAGATGCGCTTCTGAACGATCTTGTCAGCCATGACCGCGCTCAGAACCTTGATCGCGTTGTAGTCTTCGGGAAAGTCCTCTTTGAGCCCCCTAATGTCGATGGTGTCATCGCCAAGGATGATCTCGCCGGGAAGGTCGTCGTCAGGGATGATGTCGAGGTATTCCCTCACCTTCTCCTTGGTGATGGGAGAAGGCTTGCCGCCCTTGTCTTCGCCGTCCTTCTTCTCGTCGGCCTTGTCCCTGGCGTCGGCCTTGTCATCGAATTTGTCGGCATCCTTGAACTTCTCTGCCCGCTTCAAGGCTTTCTGTTCGGCGGTTTCGGCTTCCTCTCCGGCGTCGGCCTTGTCATCCTTTTTGTCAGCGTCTTCGTCGTCGCCTTCCGTGCCGTCGCCCTCGTCGTCTTCCCCGGCATCGGGATTGTCCTCGTCCTTCTCCTCGTCCTGATCGGCATCACCGGAGCCATAGCTGTTGAAGCCGTCTATCTCTTCCTGTTCGATAGTGGGCTCGTTGATCTCTTCTGTGTCCTGGATCTCATTGTCGGCCATTATTCTCTCTCCTTGCTCTTTGGTTTTAAGGCCCCTACCGCCCTTTGGGTTTCGGGGCCGCTATGTCCGTCTTCCCTACGACCTCTTGGAATAAATCTTCACATAGTCGATGTTCATGTCGCCCAGGCCGGTCCCGCTTGCCTTGTCCAGCGAGAAATAGGGCTGCATCTGCTGCTCCGCCGCCGTCAGGTTGCTCATGTCGAACGTGGTAGAAGCCGCCACGCGAGTACCGTTGATGAAGAACTTCACATCAGTCAGGTCGGTGAAGTCGATCCGGTAAATGTCGTATGTGCCGGCCACTGCGGTATGACCCGTTGCCACGTCGTCGTTGTTGTTCGTGGTGTCGTCCGTCTCCACCTTGCAGGCAAGGGAAGCATCGAACCTGAACCATGCGGCCTCGGTTACAGCGTCCTTGTCGAGATTGTGGTTGCCTGCCATGCCGAACACAGCGCAAACACCGGTACCGGGTGCCACCGCCATGTTGACCCTTGCCTCGAAGATGAGGCCATTGCCCACGTCGAAGGTCTTGTTGTCGCCATGATAGAGAACCGCATCCTCCGCCTCGTTCGTCGCAGCCAGGTGGAGAAGGAACTGACCATTGGATGAATCGTCAACGATGGCTGCCGTTGCATCGCCTACATCAACCACGCTCCATATGGTCGTGCCGTCGAAGGGACCGCCGCCCGCCGCACCCAGGAAGTCCTCCACGAACTGCACCGGGTAGGTAGACAGGAGCGATTCTCCTGTGGTCGGGTCATAAACGATGACGGGTCCGCCGTTCTTGTCCGCGACCTGAACCCTGCTGTCGTAAAACTCCACCTTCTTTGTCAGGATACCCTTCCTGAAGAGCCATTTGTCTTTTACTTCCCTCATGTGCCTGAGCAGTCCGTCCATAGTGTTTCTCCTTTGTTCGTTTTATTTTGGCTCCCCGGTTTCGGGCAGGCCGTCGCAATACTTTTGCGCCTCTTGGGGAAGAGACAGGACGATGTTGAAGGCCCGAACCATGCCGGAAAGATAAACCCAATCCTTCGTCAGGTCCTTGTCGTTTCGCTCTGGTCGATTTTCGATAATCTCCCGCTTCTCTTCCCGCAGGCTCTCCACCGCCGCAAGAATGGCCCTGGCGGACCTGATCTTCGCCGCCCCGGCCAGTTCCGTTATCAGAGTAGAATCTTTGAGATGTTTCGCAATGTTCATGTGATAGGGTTATCGTTTTCGGTGTGAGAAATTGCAGGGTGGCCGCTATGCACTCATCAGCCCCGTCTTGTTCTTCCTGGCTTCCGAGAGTGTAACAGCCACGGCCTGTTTCCTGTCCGTAGATGTGCCGGTGCGCGGATATTCACGCTTGTACTCGCCCATCACTTTCTTAACCCTGCGCTGCCGATAACCGCTCATTGTCCGCCCTCTTGTTTTCCGCCTCCATCCCGGCCTTGAACGCCTCTATCTCCAATTTTTCGAGAACCGCGTCAGCGTCGATGCCGAGTTTGTGGACTTCGGCCTTGATCTTCGCGTTTTTCAGCATTTCATTCTCAATCTTGAGCTTAATAAGCTGCTCTTCCATCTTCCTTGCCGGGGAATTCGCCGCAGCGTCCATCTCTTCCAGCTTGTCCTTTTCGCTCTTAAGAACCTTCATGGCATCAACGTTCAGACTCTCGTAAACCACCTTCAGGATCTCTCCAAATTTGACCTCCTTAGCCATGCCCTCATGCGACAGGGCGATGTTGAGCGCCTGCATGATCTTGTTGAGCCGTATCACGCGGTCCTGGTAGGATGAGAAGCCTGTTGCTTTGGCAATGAAATTGCCCTTGCCGACCTTAAGATCCGGGTCCTGCATATTGTAGTCGTAGAAGTCCTGACACACGGGCTCAAGGGTTCCCTCATCAAAGTTTTTGATGACCCCTCCGATGTATTTTCCGGCGTTTTGCATGAGCATGTTCAGCTCGCTGAATGTGTCGGGCTTGCGCTTGTCCAGGGTAGCGCCCTGCATAATCTTGGGCATCTGGCTTGCATCATCGCCGTACCGCTCGAACAGGGAGATGAGGCTGAGCAGTGATTCCCCCACGTCGGCAACAACAATCTGCTGGAATGCCTTACTCGCATCATCAACCGTATCGTCGGTGTCGATGATGAGCCCCGGCTTGAATTTCCGGTCCCAGTTCGGGGCCTTGTCGAGATTTCCGATACCCATCACGTTCCCCGAAAGTTTCTTGTTGTCCTCGAAGGCCCTCACGCCGCCATTGAGCACAAGCTGAATGCCCTCAAGGTTGTCGGCGGGTCCAAGCCCTACGGGGTTATCGAGGTTGATTTCCCACACGGAGCGGTAGAACGGTCTGTGATTGGGTTCGTTCCGTGCGTACCGGATAACCTCGTCACCGGCTATCATGCACATGATCTCGATCTCGTTGCCGTCGTTATCGCCCTCGATGGTCTG